GACACGCCTGCCGAAATCACGCCTGCACAGGCGAAGGCCGAGGCGGACGCCGCCCGCGCCGCGGGCGACGATCTCGGCGCGATCAAGGCCGAAGCGCGCAAGTGGGAGGCCCAGGCCAAGGCGAATGCCGCAGCTGCAGCGCGGCTCGCCGAGATCGAAGAGGCCAGCAAATCGGACGCCGAGAAGGCCGCCGAGCGGCTGGCCGCTGCCGAGGCGAAGGTCAAGGAGTACGAAGCGCGACAGCAACTCGCCGAATGGAAGGCGCAGGTCTCCGAGGAGACCGGCGTACCCGTCGGCGTGCTCGCAGGAACCACGCTCGAGGACCTCCAGGCGCACGCCGAGGCCCTGAAGCCGCTCATCTCGAAGGAGCCGACCCCGGCTCCGTACATCGTCCCCTCCGAGGGAGCAACACCCGGCGGCGGCCCCGCATCGCAGCTCACGGACAACGACATCGCGCAGATGTCGCCGGAGCAGATCAACGCGGCACGCAAGGCCGGCCGGCTGAACAAGCTCCTCGGGATCTCCTGATCTAGAAAGGGCCACTCATGGCTATCTCCAACTACAAGCCGACGATCTGGCACGCGTCTCTCCTCGAGAACCTGCACCAGAACACGTTCGTCATCCCCACCCTGAACCACGACTACGAGGGCGACATCGTCAACGGCGGTGAGACGGTCAAGATCACCGGCTTCACCCAGCCGACGATCGGCACCTACGCCGGGTCGATCACCCGCCAGGCGCTCACCGACTCCACCCAGTCGCTCGCCATCGACCAGAAGCGGTACTACGCGTACCTCGTCGACGACGTCGACAAGGTGCAGGCCGCCGGCTCGTTCGATGCCGTGCAGAGCGACGCCGGTGCGGCGCTCGCGGACACCGCCGAGGACTTCGTGCTCACCACGATGCTCTCCGGTGGCACCTCGGCCGGCACGACCGCCGTCACCACGAACGCCCTCGCGGACTCGGCCGTCGTCGCGATCCGTACCGCGCTCGTGAAGGCGAAGGTCCCGTCGGCGAACCGCTTCCTCGCGGTGAACCCGGAGGCGGCGGCGTACCTGATGAACGCGTCCGGTTCGCTGTTCAAGGCGAACGAGGCCGGTTCGGACGACACGCTCCGCAACGGCGTCATCGGCTCGTACCGCGGCTTCACCGTCATCGAGACCCCGTCGGCGTCGCTCGCGAACTCCTCGAAGCCGGTCTTCATCGGCTACTGGGGTCGCGCGTTCGGCTTCGCCGAGCAGCTCGTCCAGCAGCGCGCGAACCCGGCGCTCGACGCGTTCGGCGACCAGATCGACGGCCTCCACGTCTACGGCGGCAAGGTGCTCCGCGCCACCGCCGTCCAGACGTACGTCTCGGCCTGATGCCCTGGGTCACGTCCGCCACGAACGGCAACGTGTTCGAGGTCGCTGACGAGGACCTCGCCCGTCAACTCGAGGCCGAAGGCCACGAGTTGCACGACACCGACCCGCGCACGAAGCGGGCCAAGGGCGCGAAGGCGTCCAAGTAGGAGAGAGGGGCCGTCATGGCGGCATATGCAACGGTCGATGACCTCGTGGCCCGTTGGCGGCCCCTCTCCACCGAAGAGCAGGCGCGGGCCGGCGTCCTGCTCGACGACGCGGCAGTCAGGATCGACGCGACAGTCGCAACATCCGACCCCGCCACCGAACAGGAGCTCGCGGCACGCCTCATCGTGTCGTGCGACATGGTGAAACGGGCCATGTCGGCCGGCGGAATCGGCGTCACGTCCCAGCAGGAGACGATGGGCCCGTTCTCCACCAGCCAGCAGTTCGCGAACCCGACCGGGGACCTCTACCTGTCGAAATCCGACCGGAAACTGCTCGGCCGCGGCCGGCAGCGCGCCGGAATCGTCGATCTCACCCCGGTTTCGGAGGAGTCGTGACCACGGCACTCCCGGAACGGTTCACCCCGCACACGATCGTCGTCCGCGACCTGCAGTCGAGCGGCGGCATGGGGCCCGCATACGCCGATGCGCGGGACGTTGCGGCGTTCGCGCGGGACGATCAGAAGCTCATCCGTGCCGCTGACGGGTCCGAAGTCGTCTCCACCGGTGAGGTCACCGTCAACTTCGACGAGGACATCCCGATCGGGTCGCTCGTCACCGTGTGGAACGGGTCTCCGGGCGCACGAGAGGCGGTCGTGGTCGGCGCCAGCCGGAACCATCACGCCACGCTGCCGTCATTCCAGACGCTGTACCTCGCCTGAGGGGGTCCTGATGCGGATGCTCACCCCGATCCTGTCAACGGTCGAGAAGGCCGCGCAGGACGGCCTCCGAGAGGCAGGAAAAGCGGTCCTGAAGCTGTCGAACGAGCTCGCTCCGAAGGACGACGAGGACCTCGTCGAGTCGGGCCGGGTGATCGTGGACGACCTCACCGTTCAGGTGTCGTACACCGCGTTTCACGCCCGCCTGCAGCACGAGAACCTCGACTGGCAGCACGAGGACGGCGGGCAGGCGAAGTTCCTCGAAGCCGCAGCCGACCAGGTCAACATCGGGACTGTCGTCGCGGAGAAGGTGAGGGCCGCTCTTGGATGACGTGACCCTGACGAAGTACATCTGCGCCGCCCTCGGCGACATCGACGGGTGGTCGTGGGCTGAAACCGGCAACTACTCGGCCGGCGTCGTTGGCGTGTTCTACGGCGCGATCGGCCCGAGCCCCGACAAGGCGTGCGGCGTGCGCGTGTACGCCGCCACCGACAACGACATCGAGCACACCCACTGGCGCCGCGTGCAACTGCGGCTGCGTGGTGCGAAACGCCGCCCGGACGGAGCCGACGAGCTCGCGGGGCAGGCGTTGGACGTGCTCCCAAGGCTCTCCCGCGTGGGAGGGATCAGCGGCGTGAGCCGTCTGTCCATGGCTCCTGCGGGTGCCGACGAGAACGGTCGCGAAGAGCGCACCGAGAACTATCTGATCATCCTCGACAACCAGGAGGCTCTCTCATGAGCGAAGCAGTACCCCTGCCGGTTGGCTCGACGCTCGGCAAGAGCTTCGAGTACGGCATCGACGTCAACCTCGGCACCACCGGATCGCCCAGCTGGCAGCCCGTCCGGCGCATCAGCGGCTTTCAGCCCACCCCGACCCCGACGACGCAGGACGCGCAGACGTACGACGACCTCGGCGCGCAGAACCAGGACGTCACCGGCTGGTCGTGGAACCTCGCGTTCAACGTGCAGGTGAACCGCTCCATCTCCACGGGTGCGTACCTGCCCGAGATCGAGGCGTTCCTCGCGCGCACGAAGCCGACCGCGAAGGGCTCGGCGGCTGTCGTCGAGGTGCGCTGGTACCACAAGCCCGAGTCGGGCGAGCCGAACCCGGACGACGCCGGGCAGGGCTTCGCGACCGTCGCGTTCTCGCGTCAGAACACCGGCCCGAACGGCGAGATCGAGGTCCTGTCGATCACCCTCACCGGTAAGGGCCCGTACACGGAGATCACGAACCCGTTCGCGGGCTGGGAGGTCGCCGACCCGGCGATCTCGTCGATCAGCCCCTCGGGTGCCGGCACCGGCGACCAGGTCGTCATCACCGGCACGAACCTGCTCGGTGCGACCGCGCTCACGTTCGACTCGATCGCCGCGGACTCGTACGTCGTGCTCTCGGCGACGACCGTCGTTGCGGTCCTGCCGTCCGACGGCGCCGGCGCGATCAACGTCGTCCTGACCACGCCCGAGGGCGCGTCCCCCGCGTTCTCGTACACGCGGGCGGCGTAGTCGATGGGCGCTGTCGACTTCTCGGAGTGGGTGGCGCCTGACCTCACCCTCACGCTCGGGGACCGTACCTACACGGTGCGGCCCCCGAGCGTCGAGGCGGCGAAGCACATCCTCGCGGCTGCTGTGCGCGGCGAGGTGAACCTCGGCCTGGTGAAGGGCGAGGTGCCCGCCGAGGTGCAGGCGATCCTCGACTCCATCCAGCCCGGCGAACACCCCGCGCTCGGCGACGCGTACGCCGCCATGGTCGCGGACGGCGTTCCCGAGCGGACCATCGACCGGATGGCGTACTACGCCGTTTTCTACTGGGCGCGCGGCCGGGAGTACGCCGACACCCTCGCGAAGCTGCTGTGGCTCCCCCGCGACGTCGAAGCGGCCGGGAGTGATGCGGCCCCAAAAGGCTCGTCACCGCGGAGGACTGGGCGCCGTACGGCATAGGAACCCCCGACGCGGACGGCTGGTACCCGGACTATCGACCGGTGCCGGCCGAACTGAAGCCCGAAGCGCCAGCG